GGGACTCTAATGCAGCAGGATCAGCAGGATCTACACATGGTGTTGATTTTCTTAGTAATGGCTTCAAGCTACGTGGAACTGGTGGTTTAAATAATCAAAATGATGGTTACTACATTTTCGGAGCATGGGGTTCGGTGCCATTTCGTTATAATAATACACAAGGTTTCTAAAGGAGGATAAAATGTGGGCTTATATAAAAGATAGTAAAATAGAGGAGATAATTGCTAGACCCAAAGATATGGTTATAGATGATATAAGACATTCTCGTAAAATATTTACAGCATGGACTTGGGATGAACTCAATGCCATAGGTATTTATACAGTAGAAGTAGGAAAACAAGGTAATGATATGTTTGAAATAACTTCAAATCCTACTTATACTTATAGTGCTTCTGGTAAAAAAGTAACTACTACTTACACTACTACAGATAGAGCATTAGCAGATTCTAATGCAAAAAATGAAGATGGTAGTGATATGAAAGATGCAGATGGTAATCAAGTTGTAAATTATGGTTTAAAAACAATATCTATAGAAAACGCTAAAATTACAGCTAATGATATAATAGCTAAATTTAACTGGTTAGTGGAACGTAGTATATATGACAGTAGTAAAGCGATTCCTGATGCAGTAAAAACTTATGTTGCTGCAATACGAACAGATTGTGGTGATATAGAAACAGCAATTACTAATGCTAGTGATATGGATGCTTTTAAAGTATTGTATACAGATGAATACAATAGTGATGGAACAATTAAAACAGTAGCAAGAGTAAACAGGTGGACAGATGATACAAATGTTAAAACGTATATACGATAAAATTAAACAAAGATTATTTGGTAAATTATGTGGTTGTAAACCTAAAAAAAGGGGTAGACCAAAGAAAAGGGGATAAAAGTGCCGTTAAAAAAAATACCTTTTAAACCTGGGGTAAATAAAGAAACAACATCATATGCCAATGAATTTGGATGGTTTGATTCAAATTTAATACGATTTAGAAAAGGACGTCCTGAAAAATTAGGAGGTTGGTCTAGATTAAGTAGTAATACTTATGATGGAATTGCTAGATCATTACATACTTGGGCAGCTTTAGATGGCTCAAAATTTATGGGTGTAGGAACTGAAGCTAAGTTTTATATAGAACAAGGTGGAGGTTATAACGATATTACTCCTATTCGATCTACTGTTACTTTAGGAGCTAATCCTTTTTATACTGGTGATGCGGGAACAAGTAATTTAACTGTTACCCATTTAAGTCATGGAGCTGTATTAAATGACTATGTAACATACAGTGGAGCAACTGCCGTTGATGGAATTACAACTGCACAAATTAATATAGAACATCAAATAATACAAATTATAGATTCAAATTCTTATGTAATAACTACAACAGGAAGTGCATCTTCTGGTTCTACTGCAGGTGGAGGATCTTCTGTTTTAGCTCAATATCAAATTAATACAGGTCTGGGAACTGTTGTTTCTGGGACAGGGTGGGGAGCAGGTTTTTGGAGTGGAGTTATATCAAGTTATTCTGCTACTACTTTATCTTCAGGTATAAACAACTCTGTTACTTCTATACCTTTAACCAGTGCAACTAATTTTGAAACTGCCGCTACAACCACAAACGGAGCGTTAGATGTATATAGTACAAGTATAACTGTAGTCGATGCTTCTTCTTTACCAAACATAGGAACAGTAAAAATAAATAGTGAATATATTAGATACGGTACAAAAACAGGAAATGTTTTAGGAAGTTTAACAAGAGCTTCTGATGGGTCTACTATTGCAGCACATACTAGTGGAGATTCTGTTACTTTTGTAGGTTTAATGTTAATAAACGATGAATTAATATTATATACAGGAAAATCTACAAATACTATTGATGCAGGTGTAGTAAGAGGAGTTAGAGGTACAACTGCTGTAGCACATAGCAGTGGAGATTCTGTAAAAGAAGCAAACAGTTTTATTGGTTGGGGAGCAGGTGCTTTAACTACTGCTTCTACAGGACAAAATATTCGTTTATGGGAACAAGATAATTGGGGAGAAGATTTAATATTTAATGTGTTTGACGGAACTCCTTATTACTGGGACAAAACATTAGGTACTTCTTCAAGAGCTTCTAGTTTAGCGGCACAATCAGGTGCTTCTGACTGTCCTACTATTACTAGACAAGTAATGATATCAGGATCTGATAGACATGTTATAGCTTTTGCTTGTAATCCAAAAGGAGAAACAGAACAAGATTTATTACAAGTACGATGGTCTGATCAAGAAAACCCTGTAGACTGGACACCTACTGCAACTAATACCGCAGGCGGACAAAGAATATCATCAGGATCAGAAATTATTACTGCTCAAAAAGGCAGAGCAGAAATATTAATTTTTACAGATACCAATTTACATTCTATGCGTTTTGTAGGCCCACCATTTACATTTAGTTTTACGCTATTAGCTAGTAACGTTTCTATTGTAGGTCCTAATGCAGTAACTTCTGTTGGAGATAGAATTTTTTGGATGGATAGAGAAAACTTCTATGTATACACAGGAAAACTACAAGTTATTCCGTGTACAGTTTTACGATATGTGTTTGATGATTTAAACCTTAGTCAAAACTTTAAATTTTTTGCCGCATCAAATAAAATGTTTGATGAAGTTTTTTGGTTTTATGTATCTAGCGAATCAACAGAAATAGATAGATATGTAAAATATAATTACACAGAAGGAACTTGGGATATAGGTAATATTTCAAGAACTGCTTGGGTAGATAGAGGCATTTACGATAACCCAAGAGGGTCTAGTACTGTAAACAATACACAGTTTATTTATGTACATGAAACAGGTAATAATGATGATGGTTCTCCTATGGATAGTTTTATAGAGTCTTCTGATTTTGATTTAGGAGATGGTAATGAATTTATGTTTGTTAATCGTTTAATACCTGATGTTTCTTTAAACAGTGCTACTTCTTCTATTCAATATATTTTTAAAACAAGAAATTTTCCAGGTCAAGATTTAACGACAAACTCTACTAATACAGTTACACCTAGTACAGACCAATCTTTTTTAAGAGCACGTTCAAGACAAGCGGTAGTTAGAATAGAGAGTAATACAGCAGATGTTGCTTGGACATTAGGTGATTTACGATTAGATATTAGAAAGGATGGTAGAAGGTAATGGCTAGATTATTAGAACAAAGTTTTGCAGACGCTCCAGACGATTATGATGCAATAACTTTTCAAAGAATATTAAGAGATATTGAAATGGCTTTAAGTAAAAAAGACTTTCCACAAGAAATAGAAAGTTTAGATGGATCTAGAGCAATAACCTGGTTTATGAGTTAGATATGGCAAATTCTTTTAAAAATGTAGCAATAATACCTAGTAGTACATCAGATACCACAATATATACGTGTCCTACAGCAACACAAGCTATTGTAAAAAATGTAAATTTGTATAATAATCATAGTGGTAATGTAGATGTTATTGTAAGTATAAGAGATAGCTCTGCATCTACAACAGCCATCATAGATAAAACTACGATGTCTGCCGCTGGAGAAACGTCCCTCACTGCTCCGTTTGTTTTGGAAGAAAGTGATACGCTCATATTAAATTGTGCAACAGCAGATGTTATTAACACATTTGTAAGTATTTTGGAGGTATCATAATGGATCAACAAGTAGCTAAGTATTCAGGAGAACCTACCGTAGAGTCTCTTGCTTCTGGTTTAGCAACCTTAGGAAGATATGGAGATACTTACATGGTACACGCCGCTGAAGGTGAAACTGTTATACCAGCAGAAATACTCGAAGCTAATCCAGAATTAAAAAGTCAATTATTTAGTCAAATGAAAATGATGGGTATTAAAGACCCAGATAGATATGTTGTTGGTAATGGGTTAAACTCTATAAATCCTATTACAGGACAACCAGAATTTTTCTTTAAAAAAGCATTTAGATCTATTAGAAAAGTATTTAAAAAAGTAGCACCAGTTATTGTACCAATAGTTGGTAATATGATTGCTCCGGGCATAGGTGGTCCGATAGCTTCTGCTTTAATGACTAAGATGCAAGGTGGTTCAATGTCCGATGCTTTTAGAAGTGCGGCATTAGCTTATGCAGGTCAAACTGTAGCAGGAGGTGCAAGTAAAGCCTTTCAACAAGGTTCATCAGTAGGGTACGGTAAATCATTTTTAGAAGGTTTAAAAGATAGTGCATTGTCTCCTATTAAAGCCGCAGGTAATATTTTTAGTGGTGGAGCAAAAAACCCATTTGCTCAAGGCATACTCGGCCCAAGAGGAGCAAACTTGTTATTTAGAGAGGGCGCACAAGAGTTAGCGTCTAGACCTTTTAAAACCGTTGGCTCTGCTTTATTTCCTAGTTACAATGCAGACATTAGTGGTGTAAAAGCTGTTGAGGGCGTAAAAGGTACACCAGAAACTGGTACAGGAAGAGTAGACAAAGTATCTAATATAGCAGATGCTACTAGTGGCGATGCTTTAGCTAAAGTGGATGGAAGCTCTTATCAAGACGTTTCTCCTTCAGTATCTAAACCAATAGAAACAACATCAAGTGGTATTTTCTCAAGTGGCATAGGAAAAATTGCTAAAGATGCAGCGACAAGTAATTTAGGAATAGCAGGTTTAACTGCCGCAGGTGTGTATTTATTAACACCTGAAGAAGAACTACCTGAAGAAGATTTAGGAAAACTAAGTGATCCTCAAAGAACAGCATACGATAAATATTTAGGAATGAGTGATAAAAGCAGTCCAGAAGCGTTATCTTTAAGAAGACAAGCAGGTATCTTTTCTCCTTATCAAGATAGACCTCAAGATTTAGCTAATATATCAGGTATAACTTTAGATGAAGCTAAAAATTATTTATCTAAATTTGCAGGTGGTGGAGAAGTTATTGGACCAGGGACAGGCACCTCTGATGATATAAACGCTAAACTATCTGATGGTGAATTTGTTATGACTGCTCAAGCAGTACGAAACGCAGGTGGTGGAAACAGAGATTTAGGAGCAGCAAGAATGTATGATTTAATGACAAGATTTGAAGGAGGCCCTGCGTATGGCTGAAGTAACTAAATCAGAGAGTATAGTAAGACAAGCCCCCTTTCTTGAGGATTATCAAAGAAAATTATTAGACCAAGCAATGGCTAGAGGGGAAACAGCAATTGATGTTCCCGATATACAAGTAGCAGGTCAAGATCCTTTAACTGCTCAAGCTATACAAACTGGTTCAGGTATTGGTTCTTTTATGCCTTATTTTAATCAAGGCGCAGGAACAATTAATGAAGGATTAGCGACATTAAAATCTCAAGCAACAGGTGTTCCAGGATTATTACAAGAAGCAGCAGCTACTGCAAGAGGAGCAGATCAATTACCAACACAAGAAAATATACAACCGTTAATGGACCCGTATCAAAATCTTGTTACACAAAATGCTACTGCTGAATTAGCTAGACAAGCAGATATAGAAAGAAATAAACTACTTGCTCAACAATCAGGGTTAGGTGCTCTTGGTGGAGATAGAGGACAGTTGCAGTTAGCAGAGCTACAAAGAAACTTAACTGATATGCAAAGCAGACGTATTTATGAAGATATGTCTAAAAACTTTTCACAAGCACAAAATGCATTTCAGAACCAACAAGCAAGACAACAAAATGTTAGCCAATTGTTAACAGGTATTGGACAAACTACAGGTCAAGAAGCACAAAGACTTGGTCAAGGTATTGGTGCGTTTGGTGAAGCACAAAAATCATTAGCAGGTACAGGTCAAACATTAACACAACAACAAACACAGTTGTTATCTGGCCTTGGTAATTTAAATCAACAACAAGCACAAATGGAATTAGATGCAGCTAGACAGTCACAACTACAACAAGCTTATGAACCATATCAAAGAATTGGTTTTACAAGTGATATCTTTAAACCTCAAATAGGTTCTGCTTCTTCTACTTTAGGATCAACTGTTGCTCCCTCACCTAGTCCATTATCACAGGCTATTGGTGCAGGAACCGCGGTTCTTGGTGGTTTAAAAGCTTTTGGTAATCCGTTTGAGTCTATATTTAAACAGAGCGCAGAATGAGAAAACCAGTACGTTCAATAGTAGCAGATAGAAAGTATTTCCAAGGTGGAGGTCTTACTAAAAACACTAACCCTATGGCTGTAAGTCAACCATCAGGTATTATGGCTTCTTCGCAACCACTAGTGGATATGGTAGCAAATAGTGCAAATAACCCACAAGGCGGTATGTCTCCTTTGAATTATGCAGATGGTGG